GCACCCCTTCCATATGCTTGGAGTTGCTGGTGTCTTCGGTGGTTCATTGTTCTCTGCGATGCACGGTTCTTTGGTCACATCCTCACTGGTTCGTGAAACTACTGAAAATGAATCACAAAACTATGGATACAAGTTCGGACAAGAAGAAGAGACATACAACATCGTGGCTGCACATGGATACTTTGGAAGACTTATCTTCCAGTATGCTTCGTTCAATAACTCTCGCTCACTTCACTTCTTCCTTGCTGCCTGGCCAGTGGTTGGAATTTGGTTCACTGCTCTTGGTGTTTCAACCATGGCATTCAACCTAAATGGTTTCAACTTCAACCAGTCCATTGTTGATAGTCAGAACCGAGTAATTCCTACTTGGGCTGATATTCTTAACAGAGCAGGACTTGGATTAGAGGTAATGCACGAGCGCAATGCTCACAACTTCCCTCTTGACCTTGCAACAGCAGAAGCAACACCAGTTGCCTTGACTGCTCCCGCAATCGGTTGATATAATACTAAGGAACCTTCATATATAATATCAAGACACGGATGGTCTATAACAGCACACACACACAAACACACACAAAGGACAAGACAAATGACACCTTACGAACTTCGGTTTTCTATTTTACAGCAAGCACACACACTTGCTAATGATGAGTATCAAGCAGCATATGTGACTGCTACTATGTGGAATGATAATCCAAAAACAACAGTGTTGATGGAGTATCCAGAGTTTCCTTCTTACGAATATATTGAATCACTTGCAACTAAAATCAATAATTTTGTTTCGGCAAAACAATAACTTGACAAAACCTCTCAAGTTTGCTATACTACAGAGACCCTTTACGGGTCTCTTTTTTTGTGCTATAATATGAGAAATCACAAATCCTTAAATAGATAGGAACTAAAAAAATCAAAATGACCTACGATACTGTTTTCATTTCTGATGTTCACTTAGGTACTGATAGATGCAATACTGAAAAGTTCTTGAAGTTTCTGAAGGAACTTAAAACCAAAAAACTTGTAATGGTTGGGGATATTCTAGACATTCATTGTATGGAAAGATACCATACACGATGGAAGAAGGAACATACAGAATGTGTTCACGCAATTCTCAACCTATGTAAAAAAGGCACAGAAGTAATTTATATTCTTGGTAATCACGAAGCAATGTTGAGAAGGTATTGTGACTTTGAGCACAAAAATCTTTTGATTTGTAATGAATACGTTCATAAGGATTCTAAAGGAAATAAGTTCCTATGTGTTCACGGAGATAAGTATTCTGAATATTCTTCGGGTTCTTGGAAACAGTTAATGTTCAATAGAGGTTATGAGTTAGTTACACCTTTAAGTATCTGGTTGAATCGGTTCTTTCGTTTCTCTTTGGTTCATTACTTAAAGAATACTGTAAGAGGTAGAGAATATATTGATAGGTATGAGAATGATATTATTGGATATTGTATTCAGCAAGATAAGAAGTATGCCGGAATTATCTGTGGGCATATTCACTCGGGAAATATTCGTCAGTTTGGTAAGGTGATGTATATGTGCTGTGGAGACTGGTGTGATTCCTGTTCTGCGATTCTAGAAAAAGATGGAATCTATTGTTTAGAGAAGTATTGAATAACTTATAAGATGTATACACCTGAGGGCTACTTATCCGATCCTCCAGATGCAAAATGTCCATACTGCGGGGGAAAGAAAAAAGTTTGTTCTTATGTAGATGGCTTAATTCGTATTTGGGGAAGAGATGCCTGTAAGAATAGTCATAAGATTAAATTAAAAAACTTAGAATAAATACTTATAAGTCGCAAACACGTATGGTTCCTCTGCACTCGCCTAAGGACTATCTGTTTAATCTTCAAGCAACAAATAAATCGGAGGCAAAACGATTATGGAGACATAATATAAAAGATGCCTGGAATCACGAGTGTGCTTATTGCGAATCTAAAGAAGACATTACACTAGATCACGTTATACCCCAATGTAAGGGTGGATTAGATATTAAACCGAATGTAGTTGCCTGCTGTCATTCTTGCAATCAATCTAAAGGTCATATTCCCTGGGAAGAATGGTATTACAATCAGTGTTTCTTCTCTATTGAGAACTATGATAAGATCACAGAATGGATGAGACCTGATGCACCAGAAAATGTTTTTGCTTATCGTCCAAGAAGGAATAAGGCTTATTAATTTATCTAAATATCAAGTATAAAAAATATGTTAAATGTCACAACATAAAGTACTAGGAGTTCACTATATTTTAGATCTTTGCTCCTGCAATGTAGATTTGTTAAACGATTCTCAATATATCATGCTCACACTTCGAGAGGCAATTGTTCAATCTAATTCGACCCTTTTGGAAGAAGTGAAGTATGAATTTACGCCTCAGGGAATAACCGCAATTTGTCTACTTTCGGAGAGTCATATTAGTATACATACTTGGCCAGAAATGGAATATGCTGCAGTAGATATATTTACTTGTGGCGAACATACTGATCCTAAGACTGCCTGCGATTTTATAATAAATGCACTACAATCTAAATTCCCCAAAATGACTATTATTCCTAGAGGTATATGATTTTTAAAACTGGTCTTGAAGTGCTTGACATAATCCTTGGTTCTATGATAGGATATGGTGCAGTAGTAATTCCTTTAATTATTATCTTACTATGAACAATTTTTTAATATATACTCGGGACTATTGCCCTTGGTGTGTTAAGGCAAAAGAGCTGTTAGAATCTCTCAATTTGAGTTATTCTGAGTATAAGCTTGGAAGAGATTTCCAACGAGAAGACTTTATTGGTAAGTTTGGGGAGGGATCAACCTTCCCTAGAGTTCTTGTTGAGGATTCTTTAATTGGGGGGTGTACCGATCTAGCAAAGTATATCCAAAATAATTATGAAGCTTAGTGCGATAAATAAAGGTGTTGAATTAATGCTTCGTTCTAGGAAGAAAGTTCCAATTACTAAAACCTGCCTAATGAGTTTTGGTAAGACTATTAATGTCTTTCGCAAAAAAGTGACCATTTACTTTGAGTTTTCTTTAGATATAATGAATCCAAAAGTAAAGGAGCCCTCAGATGGAATTAACCGTAATAGCGGCAACATTTAGTATTTTATTTTCTGTACTATTTTTGATTGTCGGTGGGGTAATTGGATGGATTGCTAAAGACTACTTTTGGGAAAAGGTAGAGGAGCAGTATCACCCAGAAATGTATGATGAGAATGGAATGTTAATTCCTGATGAATTGATAGCTGTTAGATTTGAACCTAGCGAAGATTTTTTTGAAGATGACTACGAAGACTAATTTAAAAGGAGATGAAATGAAATTGCCTAACAATCCGTTGATTTCGGAAATTTTACAAAAAGTATCAAACGCAAAAACAAAGGAAGAGAAGATTGAAATTCTTCGTAGTAATGAAACTCCTGCACTAAAGGCAGTATTGATTTGGAATTTTGATCCGTCAATCACCTCATGTTTACCTGAAGGTGAAGTTCCATATACCCCAAATGATGCTCCAGCTGGAACTGAACATACACGCATTTCGAGCGAACATAGAAAATTCTATCATTTTATCGAAGGTGGGGATTATGAAATGACTTCCGCAAAAAAGGAAGTTCTTTTTATTCAGATGATTGAGTCTCTTCAACAGGATGAAGCCGAAGTTGTATGTTTAGTAAAGGATAAGAAACTTGGAACAAAATATAGAATCACCCAAAATGTCGTCAGAGAAGCCTTCCAACAAATCCAGTGGGGAGACCGAACCTAGTATAAAATCTCTCTGGTCTAAAGACGAGCAGGAAAATCTTAAAAAATACAGCATAAAAATACTTCATGAAAATTGTGATAGGTCTTTGGCAAATTCTAAAAATTTGCCAAGCAATTCACACTTGATACAGTATAAACTTAATGGCGCTATTTTTTTAGATATTGTGCAATCGTACACCAAGTCCAAGGTCTTTGATGCATACTATGATAAATTTGGTAAAGATGTAGTCCAATCTATGTCATATACTCAGGGTAGAATAAATCCAAAACTATATGGGGCAACTAAACCGGATGACGTAAAACGTAAGAGAAGATAAATATAGAAAAGATAAGAAATATGAAAACTTTTAGTCAATTTCAGGAAGATAGTCTTACTGTAATTCTTGAGCAAGCTGGTACGGGAATTGCTGCAATGGATGATCAGGATTTTGAGAGATGGGTCAAGGCAAATCCTTCCACTGCGGAATATGCTAGAAAGGTTCGTGCTAAATTTTTAAAGACCTATAATACAGCTAAACAATCTTCTGGAACGCAACAGACTTCCCCCAGAGGGACCTCTACAGCCTCTGGTGAGCCATTTAACGCTACGGGTAAACCTGGATCTCCGGGCAACTCTCAGGGGGGCTATAGCACTCCTAGAAACCCCACAGGCAATTC